TTACTGAGTTAGGAAATTTCCGACTCTACCCTAGATTCTCACCTAAGTCGGAGTTTGCAGCATGAGACCTGAAATGGAATTGTTGGAGAGTATGCTCCAGAATCACGATTGGACCTACCACTTCAGTGATGACCATCGTGCATACATCAAGGGTAGAGATGAGTCTCAAAAGATTCGTGTTATGATGGGTCGTCTCAAAAAGATGGGACTCGAAGATGAGTCGGTAAAACTCTACCACAAATACCGCCCAGATTATTTGTAATTTATTTCAAAAACGACTTGACAAGTAATCAAAACATGTGATACAATGGGTACTCAATTGAATAAGGAATCTATATTATGTCTTCTATGAACAATGTACTACAAATCGAAACTTCTGCGACTGTCGGTAAATGCCCTTGGGGTATTGGTACCGAAGTCTCTAACGATCTAACTCCCGTACAGATGATGCAGAAAGCTGGTGTCGACTGGTCGGTCGAGAAAGTTCCTACTTACGCTGACTACAACGGTGAGAAGATCGCCACTGGTATGGAGGCACTTGTGCGTTCATCCGACAACTCTGTACTCACTCAGGTGGGTGGTGCATGGTCACCTTGTCAGAATGAGGAAGCATTCACTTTCTTCAATGACTACTGCTCTGCGGGTGACATGGAGATGAACTCTGCGGGTTCACTCAAAGACGGTAAGATCGTATACGCAATGGCTCGCATCAAAGAGTCTTTCGATATCCTGAAGGGTGATCAAGTTGATTCGTACCTTCTGTTCTCTAACCCACATGAGTACGGTAAGTCGATCGACATTCGATTCACTCCGGTTCGTGTGACGTGCATGAACACTCTGTCCCTCGCTCTAAAGGGTTCTGCAACTAACGGTATCAAAGTGAACCACCGACGTGCGTTTGACCCACAGATGGTCAAAGAACACCTAGGACTGGCTCATGAGAAGTTCGACCAGTACAAAGAGATGGCACAGTTGTTGTCTAAGCGACAGTTCACTGCTGACACTCTGATTCAGTACTACAACTCTCTGTTTCCTTCACAGGCACCTGCAGCAGAAGTACGTGGTTACAAAGACCTCGCACCTAATGCAAAGAAAGCATTCGAGTTGCTAGAGACTCAACCCGGCGCTGAGTTCGGTCGTGGTTCATGGTGGCAAGCATTCAACTCAGTGACCTACCTCACTGACCACCAGTTGGGTCGTACTGCGGATGGTCGAATGACTTCTGCATGGTACGGTGCAAACCAAGTCAAGAAGAAGCGTGCTGCTGAACTTGCCGTCGAAATGGCGGTGGCAGCATGAAGGACCGATTTGATCTAGAACAAGAAATCATGGGATGCTGGGGGATCACGGATGATCTCCAGCATTTACTGGAACATATAGACAAAGGTAATTTCGATTCATTGTCTCCCAGCGACACCGACGAATTAGCAAACATCGTCATGGGGTTGAGACATATCTATGAGATGAAGTTCACTAGATTGTTTGATACGTTTAGTGATTGTATACCTGAATTGGAAAGTCCATCTGACAATCGTCTAAATGATGTCACACCTAAAGAATGGGATCAAGTGTCAAAAATATTATATAGTGAGGTGAAATAATACCAATCGACATCCCCTAGTTTATAAATAACTTATAGACAAGGGGAGAGAGTCTATGACCAAGTTTCACACAGTGGCAATAACTGCCTTGCTGTGCTCGTTACTTTGGATTGGTGGCACAGCAAAGATAATTGATGAATATATAAAGGTAGTACAAATAAAAGAGTTTCAGATAGACGCTCTGGAATCTGAACTCAAGAGTAACACTAACATTATACTAATGTATGATAGAGCAACAAAAGAGTTGATCTATAAATGTGCGAATAAGATAGAAATCCGCATCGGTAGAATAACTTACATATGTAATAAAATTGAAAAGGCGTAAGTAATGATTACATTTCGTAAAGAAGTCTTTGAGGTGTTCGAGGAATACAAAGAAGCAGATTCCCGTGAAGCCCGATTAGATGTTTTGAAAAAATATGAAGACAACTGGGCGTTCAAAGATATCCTTCGGGGTTCCTTCGACGATTCTTTGGAATTTTTACTTCCAGCAGGACGCCCACCTTTCACTCCGAACAGACCGGAGTCGGCACCCTCTACCCTAACGAAGCAGCACAAGCAATTTGGAAACTTCGTGAAGGGAGGTAAGGGTGAAAATACCCCAGCGTTTAAACGCGAGAATAAATTTATTCAGCTTCTAGAATCCGTTCATCCGGAGGATGCTGAGTACATTTTGAAAATGGTGGCAAAGAAACCACCGTGTCGTTACATCACTAAAAAACTAGTACAGGAGGCATTTCCAAATTTGATCCGCGAGTAATCTTTTCGACAATTAACTATAACTTCTAAGGAGAATCCTATGTCGAGTCAAGAGCAAAAGTTGAACAATAATATAAACGAACTACAAAGGTTCGTTCATGACACCAGACGCCAAGCAATATATTCCCAAGGTAATCGACCATATTATCGAACGGAAACCTTGGACCAGTATTGTAATTTACTGGAATCGTCTATCAAACAACTTTCTCGATTGTAATAGGAGGTGGTCTATCTCTTCAGGTGCGTTTTTGTGAGACTCCTGTCGTAGTGATTGACAAGAATTTGGAATGGATACATAATGCCACAGTATGAATTTAAAAACAGTGAAACCGGAGAGGTCATGGAAGTGACTCTCCGGATTTCCGAATACGATGATTGGAAAGACAGTAACCCGCAATGGGTTCGATACCATAGTCCAACATCATCACCCAAACTTGTTACCGGAGTAAAGTCAACAATGAGGCTTGCTGGTAAAGAGTGGGAAAATAAACTGACCGCAATCAAAAAGAATGCGGGGGAAAAAAGTACAATAAAGGTTTAGTAGTATGAAGTTTTTTAGTTGGTTGAAGTCAGGACCGTCTTCAGCGGAACCCGTGGGCGATCCAGACCCAGATAACGTTACGGTTGCGAATGCATATAAAACTAGGTGGGTATGGTACCACACTATTCTTGCGATCGAAATCTTAATGACCAACATTCTACTAGCATCTATCTTGGTGGTTCTTGCCATCAAGTTATGATAGAACTAATTCGTAAACTATGGTGCAAACCTAAAGTGAAACCGATCATGAACAGAGAAGCAGTATTCGAACAATTAAAGATTGACGAAGGAGTCGTCTATGAGATTTACCTCGACCATCTCAACTATCCCACGTTCGGTGTTGGGCATCTCATCAAGGAAAGTGACGGAGAGTACGGCGCTCCAGTCGGAACGAAAATTTCCCCCGAAAGAGTTAGCGAGGCATTCGACCACGACCTCAACGTCGCAATCTACGAATGTGCTGTACTATACGGAGACGGGTTCCACTGTTGGCCAGATGAGGTACAACAAATCTTGGTCAACATGATGTTCAACCTAGGTAGACCAAGACTAAGTAAGTTCAAGAATATGTATCTTCATTTACAAAATGAGGATTGGGTGAACGCGGCAGTTGAAGGTCGTGATTCGAAATGGTATCGACAAGTGACGAATCGAGCAGAACGCTTGATGACAAGGTTAGAGAATGTCTAATGTAATTTTTCAATATATGATCGTGAGTGACGCAGTAGATGCTCGCGGTGATATTCCGGGCTGGGACGGTTCGCGTTCTTCCCTCTATAAAGAAGTTGCGGATATCTCCCGCACATCATTCGAACAATACGCAAAGAAGATCGGTGCAGAACACGTTTACTCAGATGAACGAGTTGCAACCAAAGGTCACGGTTGTTCTACCTCACTACTGCACGAATGCGCTCGTGTCTGGTTGGACCCTATGTTCGACCAATACGACAACCTACTATTCGTTGATACGGACATCGTAGTCAATACCAAAGAGAATATCTTTGATCAGATGGAGTCTGGTGCCGAGGTCTACGGCGTCCTAGAGTCAGACTTCGTTACTGCCGATGGGGGTGGATACAATTCATGGGACTCGAAGGAATCCAACTACCGCGACTTCTGTCGTAAGTTCGAATTGCATGACTGTCCTATCGTCCCTGTAATGCCACCTAACCGACCATCTAAACTAACCATTATGAATACAGGTGTGGTTCTGTGGTCCAAGGAGGCGCGTCTACGTGCACGTGAACTGTTCATGAACTGGGAAGACTGGTGCTACACTGGTGACTTCCACATGTCTATCATGAATGATCAACCGTACATCTCTGCGCAGTTGATGAAGCATGAATTCGATGTAGAGACTATCGATACCACTTGGAACGACAGTCCACACTATGCGACCGAACAAGAGTTCTTTGATAATGCAAAGTTCTGTCACTACACTGGTGGTGAGTGGAAGGTCGATATGGTAAAGCATTGGAACGACAATCGTTACAAGACTTCCAAATTCACAAGAGCATTATTTCCGTAAATATTTTCAAAATAAGTGTTGACAAACCCCCCATAAGTTGATATAATTGTGTTTCAAAAGTGAGAGGTTTCTATGAGAGCAAGTGAACAGTTAGTTGAAGATTTGGTTTTTCACTACATTCATCAACCACCTTCGGGTAATCCAGACTGGGGCGGTATCCAACTTGCCCTGCAAGACTATGGGTACACCCCAAGTCAAGTCTACGAGATTCTAAATGATGTGCGACAAGGTGGAACTGGAATTGTTCAGTTCCTAACGGAGGCGTAATGCGAGATAAGGTTATATTGGTAGACTGTGACGGAGTACTTCTTGATTGGATGTACGCATTCCAACAGTGGATGAAGCGCCACAACTACGTGATCAAGAATCCAGATGTGTATGACGTAGGTGTCATGTACGGTCTAGAACGTAATGAGAAGCGACGACTATGTCGCATGTTCAACGAGAGTGCGACGATCCGTAAGGTTCCGCCGCTCCGTGACGCAATCAAGTATGTTCGTAAGTTGCACGAAGAGCATGGTTACGTGTTCCACGCAATCACCTCTTTGAGTAACGACGAATACGCGCAACACTTGCGCACTAAGAATCTCCAAGAGTTGTTCGGTCCAACAGTATTCGAGAAGTATGTGTATCTCGACACAGGAGCAGACAAGGACGAAGAGTTGGAGTTCTACCGTGACACAGGATGTCTATGGGTAGAGGACAAGGTAGAGAATGCCGTCGCTGGTGCGAAGGTAGGTCTAGAGTCTGTAGTGATGTCACATGGTTACAATCAGGATAGTGAGTTCCCATTGATGCGTAACTGGAAAGATATATACAACTACATTTTAGGTCAATAATTCCCGCTCAAGGTAGCATGTCGGGGGACTTCGGTCCCCCTTTTTTTTATATAAATAAATCTAATTGGTATACACAAACAAAGGTGAAAAATGAGATACGTAGGTTACAGCGAATTTTATCATGACTCAGGATTTGCTATCATCAATGAAGATGGTACGGTAGAGTTCGCGACCCATGGCGAACGTTACTCCAAGAAGAAAAACGACGCTAACATACCCGATGTATTATGGGATATGATAAATGATGATGACCATGTGTCTTTCTATGAAGACCACGGTATCAAGTTTGATATGCGAGGGGGTGTTGAAGCAACGGGTAGATCGACAGAGATGATCCAGTCTTCCGAACGGTTCGAACAGTTCCCCTATCCAGAAGCGTCAGTCTACGACGCACATCACCTACACCACGAGTCACACTGTGCCTCTGCGTTCTATACGCGTCCGTGGGATTCATCTGAAGATACTGTCCTAGTCTCTATCGATGGGGTCGGTGAATTGCAGACTGCCTGCATCATGGACCACAAGTTCAATCTAATCAAAGAGTGGCACTACCCTAAGTCGGTAGGTCTAGTCTATACCCTCACAACTAAGTTCCTAGGTCTACGTCCACTCGAAGATGAGTACGTGGTAATGGGGTTGTCCGCATACCACGAGACATGTCCTCAATCAAAAGCAATCACTGACTGGTTGATTCGTTGGTACGAAAACCTATCAGACATCGCTCCAGAAGTTTCTCTAGGTATCGCAGTAGGCGGACCTAACTCCAAGAGAGAACAGGACCGTCTAAAGTTCCGTCGAGAATTCGAACGACGCATTCTCTCTGTAGAAGATAAAGTCGCTGCACGTGCAACCCAAGACTTTGCAGATTATGCAATTATGGGAATCATGAAAGAGGCAGCTAAACATGGAAGTAAGTTATGTTATTCCGGTGGTTGTGCACAGAACGTTGTAATCAACTCCAGATTGTTTGAACTATTTGATGAAGTACACATTGCCGTATCACCAACAGACGCGGGGTCTGGTTTGGGAACGGCTGCTCGATCGTGGGCAAAAGCAACCGGAAAAGATAAATTAATATGGAGTCCTTATGCGGGGCATAATATCGAAAGGGATGTTGATCCTAGCAGTATCGTCGATCATTTACTTGAACATCGCTATTGTGGAATTGCTAGTGGACGGGCTGAGTTCGGTCCTCGTGCTCTTGGCAACCGCTCCCTTATTGCTGATGTAAGGTACGACGTACAAGACACAGTCAATACAATCAAACGAAGACAGAAGTACCGACCATTCGCACCTGCTATCCTAGAGGAATATGCGGAGGAATACTTCGACGGACCAATGAATGAGCATATGCAGTTCACCTCATGGGCAAAGCATGACTATGCCCCAGTAACACACGTAGACGGAACTGCACGTGTTCAAATCGTGAAGAAGGATTGCGAATCAATCTTTCGAAAGGTAATTGAAGAATACCATGATAGAACTGGTGTTCCGATGTTACTAAATACCAGTCTCAACATAAGAGGGCGGCCAATGGTTAATGACGAACTAGACGCCCAATTATGGGAGCAAAAGTACGACGTGAAAGTGTTCTGATATGGGACATCTACGGGAAATAGGTCTGAACTATTTTGAACATCTGTACAGGGCGTGGTTACTCGCGTTCGTTTGTATAGTTCATGGCCTATTTCCTAACATTTGGGAACACAAAGCAAAAGATATAATAAACGGTGACCCACAAGATTTCAAGGTGAAATGATGGCAGACCTAGATGCATTTGGCAACCCTGTTGGAACGACCTACAGAGAAGATGTTTGCCCACCAGACCTTATGTGTATTCCTAGAGAAGAATGGGATATACTACTAGAAGAAAATCAACTGGCATGGGACTCTGTAAATAATACGGTACAACGTCAAGGTGACGCAGAGGCAATTGCCGAATTTACATGGCAAGTTCTATTCCTATCACCGTGGGAACTTGCATACATAGCATTACCAATGAGCGTATTAGCATTTTATGGATTGACCATATATGCGATATTTAAATGGTTACAAAAAAGATTTAGGTAATTACCATGTTTTCAGAACAACCAGTAGTCACACCAACTCCAGAGGCAAAACCACTCAAACAGAAGATTGAGCTTGAAGTAGAATTCGATACGTCGAACAAAGAAGTCAAAGCAAGTAAGTTTGAAGGGTTGTTACAGTTCGCGGATGTAATCGATGCGTATCGACTTTTCCCGAGAGCATTCATTGGTACCTATCTGTACCTACTCATCGAAACCACTCAATGGTTCATGACGATACCTGAACCAAATGCATCACAGGCGGGTCTGATCTCCGTCGTAGTCGGTGCGGGTGCTGCATGGTTCGGTCTGTACACATCTACGGGTTCTGCACGTAAAGTAAAAAGCATTAAGACTAGTTGATGAAACCCTCTGAACTCGTGACCTGGCGCGGTACCCCAGGCGTCGGTGATTTTATGTGGGCGTTGAATTCGTGTCATAGGTATGCCGCGGATAACAATATTCGAAAGATAAATCTAGAACTTCACTGGGAACACAGTGAGGACTACTACCATCATTTCGAAGACCCTGAGACTATCATCGAGCGGTGCAACTATATTCACAACTTCTACCATCAACAGGAACGCGTGGAGATACACCACTGTTTCAATGCTACCGGAAGATATCGTGATTGGAAGTTTGAAGATGATGTTGTTTTGGAAACAAATGGTGAGAGACGGATTGCAGCGATAAATGCACATGGTGCAAAGAATAGATTTTGGTTTGAGTCAGGATACTATAATGATGGTGTTGGTGCGAATGCTCCATGTAATGATTGGATATTCCGACAAGATGCATTTCAAGACTATGACCCAGACCGAATCGTGTTCTGGCGTCCTACATGGAACGCAGAGAAACCTCGTACATGGAAACGTATCTTTGATAACTCCGATTGGGATCACCTAATCAACCACTTCAAATCACTAGGGTTCAACATGCATGAACTCTCTTACCGTACACCCGCATCCGAAGCGATGCAACTCATATCCACTTCACGTCTGGTGATCTGTTACGACGGTATCTGGCATTATGTTGCCAAGAATTTTGCACGACCACTTGCGGTAATCAGTGGTGAAGGCGTGACTAAATACCATACACCTAATGCACTAAGACTCAATCCGGAAGTACGAAAAGAGGACATGGGAGTCTGGTGGTGGATAGAACATGTAGAAGACCTGTTATACCACACTAAACGAAAATCAGTAGAATATGAAGAGAGGATGAAGACTTATTATGGAAATGACTAGAGAAACATTTCAAATTGACCGTGCAGTAATTGAGGTAGCGGGGGGATGTAACTACTCGTGTTCCATGTGTCCACAGGATTTACGTGAGGGTGGTCGACACAAGGGGTTTCGACGCATCATGAAACTCGATGAGTTCGAAGGGTACGTTGCAGACTGTGCGCAGTATGGATTGAACGTTGTCAACCTAGACGGTTCTGGTGAGGCGACGATGGCAAAAAATCTACCTGAATACATCAAGGTAGTGAAGAAGTATGGGGCG